GGCGGAGGCTTACTTGCCTTCCACGACTACGATATAGACCACCCTGGTGTCACCAAGGCCGTTCGTGGATTGATCGACGGCGGCGCTGTGCTTGTGGAACAAGTTAACTCTCTGGTCCTGATCGACCCCGCCGGTCGAGATATTCAGCCAGTCAAGCCCCATGTGGCAGTTGTCTGCCCAACCTCAGACGGCTGGGCACTGCGTGAAAGTTCCGTTGCATCTGTCCTGTGCTCGAACAACTACTCTCGCAGTATCTTTAGCCGCTCTAGCTCACTGCTACCCACCAACCATAACCACCTCCTGTGTGACGCCCTCAATGCTCGCAAGGAAGGTGTGACGCACCTAGCTATGCTCCACAATGATGTCGCCCCTTGCCAAGGCTGGGTGGACATTCTGATGGAGGAAATGAACTGCCACTACCTCGATGTCGTCTCGGCAGTTGTCCCACTAAAGAACATGAAGGGTCTGACAAGCACTGGAGTAGGATCGCCAGGCAACCACTACGCTGTCCGGCGCATCTCCATGAAAGAGCTGTATGAATTGCCGGAAACCTTTACGGCAAAAGACGTTCCGTTCAGGCAGGACGAAGACTGTGGCCTGCTTGTGAACACCGGCTGCTTCCTAATGCGGATCGACCAGCCGTGGGTGGAGGGACTGCACTTCCGGCAGATCGACAGCCTGGTGTTTGATCTTAGTGCCCAGGAGTACAGGCCCCAGGCCATCTCCGAAGACTGGGACTTCAGCAGGCAGCTTCTGTACAGAGGTGCTAGAATTGGTGCCACACGAAAGGTCCCGCTTTATCACGGCATTCCAGAGTTTCACAACCGTGGCGTCTGGGGGTCGGAGGTAGAGGATATGGAATACCTGCGATGCGAGGCCCTGGCCAAGGATGGCTTGAATGAGCCTAACAAACTTCCCGCTGTTGACCCTGTGGGATGCAACTGACCACGTTATTGACGCAGTCCTAGGCGGCAGTACGTCGGCCCGCGCCCGTCGCATGGCCATGAAGGCCGTCCAGGAAGCGTACCGGGAGATCCCGGCGCGTCGCAACTGGCGGTACTACATCCGGTCCCTAACCATCAACACGGTCGCCAACCAGACCGATGGGTCTATCGCCTACGACTACACGGGCGGTAGCTCGGAACGGATGGTGACCCTGACCGACACCACTTGGCCCAGCGACGTTACCAAGTACGCGATCTACATCTCCGGTGCCCGCTACACCATTGATACGCGGGTATCCAGCACCGTCATCACGCTGCGGGATGGCGACTGCCCGACCGTCGATCTGGCATCTGGTACAGGCTATAACCTGACCAGGGATACCTATGAGGTGCCGGACAATGTCCGTGAGATCTACTATCTGCACGACATTAACGCCCCTGGCCGGATGCTACCATGCGTAGAGCCAGCGGACATCATGCACGAGCGTCGGATCATGCGATCCACGGCCATGCCGCTCTTGTACGGCTTCTATCGCTCTGAGAGATACGCCGGAAGCATGGCAGTGCATTTCGCCCCAAGCCCTTCGTCTGCAAGGACTTACCAAGGCAACGCCCTATTCTGGCCGCTCCCATTGAAGGTGCTGGACTACAAGACTGGACTCGCGTCCACCACCAGTGGCAGTGCCACAGTGACCGGCACCAGTACTGGTTTCTCCAGCGACATGGTCGGGGCAGTAATCCGTGTTAGTGCGTCAGGCTCAAAAGTGATCCCCACCGATCTCCAAGGAGAGACCGATCAGAACCGCCTGGAGCCGTACGCTTTCCAAGGTGTCATTAAGAGCGTGGAGTCCACGACCAGCTTGACGCTAGAGCAGGACTGCGACCAGACACTCACCAGCTCTGGCTACCGCATCTCCAGCCGCATCGACATCGAAGCGGGGGCCATGCGGACAGCCTTCCTGCGCTGCTGTGAGGCCCGCTACGAGACCCAGGACCGACGAGGGGCTGACGACCGGGAAGCTCGCTACGAGAAGGCCCTGGCCCTGGCAATGGCCGCAGATCAGCGTGTAATGGACCAGAACGGTCGGTTCTACCTGCCCACCAACCTTGCCGACATCGCCGGCAGTATCACTCCCCCGGTGTAAGCAATGGGTTTTCAGTCAAATCACGGACAGGTGCTACTGGCTCTGGAGGCGTTGCTGCGCTCTCTGAAGCTGGACGGCCTGACGGACGAGGAGGTCCGCATCCGATACAACTGGCTCCAGAACGGACAGCCCAGGATCGGCGTCTCCATAATGGACCTGGGGGAGAAGTACGCGGACGGAACCGTTGGCACCCAGGATATTGGCTATCTATGCGGGATCGTGTTCGCGGACGGGGCCACCTACGACGACCCCATGGACAATGACCGCATCCTGTCCTGGATTGAGGTTGTCCGTCGAAGGCTCACTGACCAGCGCCTGAATGTTACAATCGCAGGAGCCACTGATCCGTCTGAGCATGTAATGGTCATGGAGCGGTCTGGTGAGAACCTCACCAATCCCCAGAAATACCCCAACTACAAGGTACGTCGGACAGTCGTGTCTGTCTGGTTACGTGAGAAGAATCCGTAAGTACAACTGGTGAAAGGACTTACCAGTGGCCTGCGCACAAGGTGCATTAGCCAAGCTCTGCATGAAGGAAGGCAGCGGCAACGTTGACTTCAGTAGCGGCGCTACGGGGTTCCCGTTCTTTCGGGAGAGCCTGCAGAAGCGCGCTAAAATCCATCACCCGGACGTGATTATCGGGTCCCGGCAGGAGGTCTCTGAGCGTGCCCGATTTGGGCCGTACTTCTATGGCGGGTGGGTTGTAGTGACTCTCACGCCTGGATTGGCCGCCACGCTCTTTCCATGGATTCTCGGAGCCGACGCCTCAGGCACCACCTTCTCGCTGGCCGAGAGCCTCCAGAGTTTCTCGGTGCTGGCCGATAAGGTCACTGGCGTCCACGAGTTCTACAACGGATACATCAACCGGGCGATTATCTCCGGTAAGCAGAACGGCCCCAGCGGACCCCCGAACTGGGTCACGGTGGCCATGCAGATGATTTTCAAGAACTACCTGGCTCCTGGCTCCTCGGAGAGCTACCCCAGCCTAACACTGGGCGTGACCGGGGAATATGCCCCACTGGTCTTTGAGGACAGCGACAACGCTGGCACCAGCCGCCTGACGCTCAACTCAGCCACCCGGGAATATAAGAGCTTCGTGCTCGACATCAACAACCATATCGAGCCACGCTACGTCAACGCCCTGGAGCCCACGGCTCTCTGCCCGACGCGGCGGACGATCACGCTCACCACCGTTCATCCCTACGACTCAGGCACCAGCAACCTCTACGACCAGGCCGTGGCTGGCGCAGCAGGCTCGCTGGTATTTGCCAACAGCACAGTCAGTGTGACCTTCACCTTCGGCACCCTCCAGGCCGACGTGATCACGCCCATCGTGGAAGGCAAGCATGAGATCAACCTGGAGATGCAGATGTCTGCTCGTAGCCTGAGCAGTACTGACTCGCTGGTTTGTACCGTTGACTCGACCGTCTAATGATCGCACTCTGGATCAGTCTCGAAATCCTAGCGGCCTACGTGCTCGTAGATGCCCTGAGCGGAATCTATCACCTGGCCACAGACAAAGGCTTTAACATCCCCAGCCAGATCAAGATGTTTCAGGAGCACCACAACACGAACACCATGGATGGGTTTGACTGGCAGACGTTTGCCGGGGCCATGCCACTCATGGCCTTGGGCGGCTACCTGACGTCACCGTTCTTGTTGGCCTCTGGGGTATTCACGGCACTTACGCAGGTAACGCACTACTACGCCCACCGTCGCAGCGACAGCCCGCTCATCCACCAGATCGTGCGGTTCCTGCAGCGGCATCACTTGATCGTGCACCCCATAGCCCACTCCAAGCACCATAAAGAGCCCTTCGCCAGAGATTTCTGCCTCTTAAGTGGCTGGAACAACTTCTGGTTGAATGGCCTGCTATGGATTACTGGTAACTGATGGACGACGATTTTCAGCACGAATGGGAAGGAGGACCACTTGAAACTGGTCCGGTGGATCGTTCTGCGCCTCTACCAGCCGGCGATTCTGGGCTCGATGACGCCCTCCAGAACCTGGAGTTCAACGAGCCAGATGTCGGCGAACCAGAGCAGCCAGAGATCGCTGACGAAGGCGTCTCGCCTATCCCCCATGAAACCGACGCCCACCTGGGCGAAACCCTCGAAACCCTGGAGACGGACGAACCTTTCAGCTTCGCGGGTGAGGAAGCCGCTACTTCCGACAGCGCCGACGTGGGAGAGGTCGATACCGGCGACTACACCCCGCCCGAGACCCTCGGCGAGTACCTAAAGGGCATCTCCAAGGAGCCGGAGCCCAGCGAAGAGAAAGAGCCCACAGCTCGCCAGAAGCGAGGCATGAGCCGCGTGCCGGGCGGCAACCCACAGCCGGATGACAACGCCGGCATGGGCAGTATGGACAAGGACGGCGCTGCCAGCTCCCTAGACGATGCAGACCTGCGCAACCGCGAGACGATGGCTAAAGGTCAGATCGACCATATGCGGCGGATTGAAGAGATCACCGAACGCCTGATTGCAGCGAGGACTTAATGGCCAGCGTCTGCACTTATGGCGGCTACCCGTTTCAAGACAACGAGGTCAACCTCGCCACGCTCACCGTCCAGAAGCAGTACAGCCCCCGCCGGAAGCGGACGCAGGAGATTAAGACCGTCCGCTGTGAAGGGCAGATTCTGGCCGACACGATGGCCACCTTCGTCACCAGGATGCAGGAGATCGAGAACGCCCTGAAGAACGACGGCGGGGCGTTTGTGTATAGCGTGGGCGGCACTACCGGGCACACACTGGGAGCCGACGCCATCAGCGGCACAAAGGTGATCCAGCGAGACTTCCCCCGAGGGGACGGTTCAGAGTTCGCCACCCGCCGTAGCTTCAGCTTCACGATCCAAGGCACCTATGATGCTGCTGAGGATGACTTGGTTTCGTGGCAAGAGACAGTCGAAGTGATCGGCACAGGCGGCCCTAAGTTCGTGATTCTGGAGACAGTGGACCGGCCCTTTGCCATGTACGTCAGCAATGCCTCGGTGCAGTACTTCATGCAGACCGGGATGGCTGTCGGGTATGCTAACTATCCAGCCTTTCCTGGTCCCAATGGGGCTGGGTTAGAGTTTTTGGACCGTCGCCGTGAGACACGGATGTCGGGCCGGCAGCTCGGGAATGGCATCCGCTTTTACCCGATCCGCTGGTCCTATCAGATGGTCAGAGACCCTGCCCATTTTGGTGAAGTAACTAGTATTCCGATTAGTAAGTAGAGGCAAGGATGCCTAATACACTCCGCTGGCTCGCAGCCTCCCTCAACAAGCGGCAAGCCGACACGATCACGATTGCTAATACGTGGGCGCAGAACGACACCTGCACGCTCACGATTAACAACGTGGACTTTGTGATCACGATTGGCACGCTGGTCACAACAACCCAGGTCGCCACCACAATCAAAGAGGCGATCAACGGTACCACCCTTACAGATACCTCTGCCTCCTGCCAGCCGCCGATTTCTGATCTCGGTGCCCAGTTCATCCCGCCGTTCAGTGAGCTGACGGCCACCTCATCGAGTGCCGTGGTGACAGTCACGGCGAATGGCTCCGGCTCATTAGCCGGCAAGCCCTTCACGCTCACAGCCACTGAAAGCACAGCCGGTACTGGTACAGCCACGCGAGCCGCGTCGATCACGGCCACCAGCCAGCACCACGCCTCAGAGGCTGATAACTGGGACGGCACCAATACGCCGGCTGACGGTGACACGCTGATCTTTGATAGCGGCAGCACAGACCTTAAGTACAACCTCAATGCCTACCAAGGCGGCAGCACGGCCCAGCCAGCCACAGTCACGGTCTATAAGAGCTTCACTGGTAATATTGGCCTGCCGCAGGTCAATATCGACAACAGCTCGAAGAACTACCCTGAGTACCGCACTCGCTACCTCACATTCGACGACAACACCGCCACCACGACCTTCAACCTGCATGTCGGAGAAGGCTCCGGTTCAGGCCGGCTGATGTTCGATTCAGGAGCTGGCCAAGCAGTCGTCAACCTGTTTGGTAAGGGCAGCCGCCTCGTGACCGGCATTCCGGGCGTGCTCTGGAAAGGCTCGCACGCCAGCAATATCGTCCGCAATAACGCCGGAGATATCGGCATCGCCTTCTTCGGTGGCGAGACGGCAGTGGTGGCCACGCTGGTCACTGGCAACGGCCCCACCTCCCAAGCCTCCTGCATCTGCGGCACGGGCGTCACGCTGACCACCGTGACCTGCAACGGCGGCACCTTAGAGACCAACTCAGCCTTCACGACTGGCACCGCCAACTCAGGGGCTTGGGTACATAAGGCCGGCACCGCCACCACGATCACCGTCAATAAGGGAGCCTTCTTCTATCCCGATGGAGCGGTGACACTCACCACCCTCGATATCAATGGCGGCACAGTTGACCTCAGTAAGGGCTCGGCCAGCGTGACGATCACTAATACGGTCACGATGAGCGCCGGGTCGAAGTTCTATGACCCCCAAGGCCGCTCCGGCAATCCAGTCATCCAGCTCCGCGACTGCACCCTTGAGGACGTGACCATCATCACCCCTCAAGGAAAAACGATCACTTTTAGCTAGACATGATCCACTCACAGGCCACCTACTCGAATTGCCCACTGGCAGTGCTATGGCTATGGATAGCGGGTAGATGCTGCCGCGTGATCGCAACTCGTAGCGACACACCAATGGCACTCTGGCCGTGGCATTTCGGAGTTGTGCCCAAAGAGGGAGGTGATCTCGTTTATCACTTCAAGAGAACACGCATCCTTAAAAGACAGTTATTTGCGCCATTTTGGTTTGAGGGGAGGCTGCTGCCGGTTAATCGCAGCACGTTGCTGAGGAGTCGATCTTTTATGTGGGAGCGCCCAGCCTGGGCAGTCGTCCCTCTATTATTGCTTCTGGTAGCTATCGGGCTGCCGTTTTGGATGCTTATTAGCGCTTTGTACTGGCCATGCTGGCTAGTTTTTTCTGCCGGTCAGGCTTGGAGTAAGAGGCGATAATGACCACCTCGGCCTCCGTTGCTTTTACCGGGATCAGCAATATCCGGCAGCTACGGTTCCCGTTCTCACGGGGCGTTCTGCCGAGCACGGGCTTCATCTATTGCCCTCCAGTCGATCTTCTGGACGCTGGTGGCGATCTGACACTGACCTTTGGCGGCACGACCACCACCTTCTCGGACTGCCAGATCGCCAGTGCCCATGTCATCAAGCACCATGACGGCCTGCATCCCATCTGGTGCGTGGCCTTCAAGGACAGGCGCTGGCGGTGGCGTCAGAAGACAGTCTCTGGAGACTGGAATCGCCGGCTCTCAGATGGCAGTGTGGACCCAGTGACACAGCTTCAGCCGGCTGGCTTAGCTGGTCAGATTCTCAACGCCATGGGAGAGGGTGGTTACGACACCAGCCGTATGCCAACTGGTGTGTACCCACGCTGCCTCTGGGAGAACGCTCGTGCTGACATAGCCCTCCAGCGGCTGTGCGATTACGTGGCCTGCGAGGTGGTGCTGAACCCGCTCACGAATGCCGTGGAGATATGGCCGCTAGGCACTGGAGGGTCAACAGTCACTGGAGTCGGCGAGCTGCTTCCCAAGTACCGCCATATCCCGCGAGTGAATGTCCCCAGCGTCGTCCAAGTGAACTGTGGCTACAGCGTCTGGCAGACAAAGCTGCTGCTGCGGGCCGTGGCAAGAAACTACAACACCAACGTCCAGTACCTGATCGCCAGCTTGGGCT